ATGAACGATCTTATCATACAACTTCCATAACTCTTCCCGTTCATTAGTAATTTTTTTCCGTTCGTGATAGGGTTCATCAGGTTGTGTAGTTCCTGAAGTTAGTAATTTAGATATGGTCGGAACATGAAACTTCCACTTACCAGGACTTATCATAACTAGGATACTTTTCTTTTTTAAACTATCCAGATACTTCCTAACAAATTTTTTATCCCAACCTGTCATTTCTAAAATCATGTCATACCGAATTCTGAAATCATCCCGATAGTTATAGTCCTTAAGTTTTTGACTTAGGTTAGTAATAGAAACGATCTTGAACTCATTTTCCGTTAGGAAGTTGGACAGCCTGATTAGTTCAAAATCGTTAAGATACTTTTCTTTAACAATCGTTAGGTCTTCTGGTTTTTCTTTATGAAATCCGGTGTAAGGTTTTTTCTTTGTCATTAGTCTTTGTTTGAATCTAACCCAAATTTTTCGTCAGAAAAAAATTTGGGGACGCCCACTTAAGGAGCTTAGAGATTTCTTTTATTATTTTTTTCTTTTTTTAATGGACGCCCTAAATTAGGGCTCTTTTAGGTGCCCTAATTTAGGGCGTCCTTGGTGCCCCAATTTAGGGCGTCCCCTATAGTTATTTACACTTACAATTAAATTTTTTAACGTCCCCATTACCTTGGTTGATTTGGTTGTTATAGTATGTATCTATCCTGAAGTTCCATAATACAATAAAAAAAATTACACCACCGTTAAACACCCAGATCAAAACCATCCCCGTATTTTTTCGTCCAGTGACCAATAGCCGATCCAGAATTTAAACCAAAATGAGTGGCTATTTGTTTAAACGTTTTCCCCTCTGCTCTAAGTTTTAAAATGGCTTCCATTCTTTCCACTTTCCAATCGTGAATTTTGTATGGTTTTCCATAAGGATTACTAACTCTTGTTCCTCTTTTCTTTTTTGGTTTAGGAATTTCCTGATCCTTATTCCAAACCTTAGTTAACCAGTCTGGTAAATTCATAAGTCCCCAGTAATCCTCAGGAACTATACCTCTTTTTAAGAGAAGGGGTGTCCTTGAATTCATATAGTCTACAGTTGCCTTTAGAAAAGCCTTCCACTTCAAGTTTGCCTCATTTAATTCTTCTGTGTTAATTACACGATACGGAAGTAAATTGTCAAAGGTTTTGTTGTAGGGATTACCATCTTTGTATAAGAAAGCTTTATTTTTATAAGAAAAACCAGAAATACACTCGCAAACAACTCTTTCCGCCGAACCCAAAACTAAAGACGTTCTGCACTGTCTATCTTCACCCCAATAGCGATACTGATTCCTATTATTGTAAGTCCAACTCACTGAATCGTCAAAAACAATCATCCCCAGTTGGTTACAAGAAACGGGATGTTTGAAGTGCTTATACCAAATTATCTCTTCTCCTTCTTCTAGCGTAGGATAAGTTGCTTCAAAGAAATGTGTAGCTGGTCTGGTAATCATTTTATGTTATAGAATAGGTAACAAAAGAAACCCCCAGAACAACGAAGCAAGTCTGGGGGTTAATGTAAAAAAACAAAGAAGGGCTAAAGTAGAAACTAATTTACGAATAATGGCAAACGAAACGCCCTTCGTTAAATATATCCATAGCCTACCCGAAAGTTTCAATTCTGTGTTATCTTGTTCAATTCCTCTGTTAGTTCGAATTGGATTTCCTTAATTGCTTGATCTGGATTCCATACTTCTTGGAAAGTTTCTGGAAGATCTCCTTCGATAGAAATGTCTACTATAGTTGTAACCCCCTGTTCATGGGAAACCGTAACAACAGCAAGGTAAGGTGTAGTGTCTCCATCTGTGTGTTCCCAGATTAGTTGGAATTCATACTGCTGGAGCAGGCGTAGAGGTCTTTGATAATTTAGTGACTGTATCATAAAAATAGTTTTTGTGTTAGTGATTGGAGTAATAAAGAACAAAGTTCCCTATCGAAAAATGTATTGTAGTTAGAACCATATAGAAAGTTGTGGGCATCTATAATCATTTGTCTCTCCTCGGCCTTAAGCCTTTTGCGGCCTATCATAGGAGCAAGATAGTCTGCTAAGAAAAGTTCTAATCTTTTCCTAGGAACCTTACGCCATACAATGCGTCTGTAAAAAGAATTTTTAATTCTGTTAATAACACTGACTACGTGATTCTTGTCTATGTCGTATTTGGCAGCAATGCCCATAATAGTTAAACTGTGTTCGAAGTAGTCCTTAATTATGTTTTTGTCGCTTAAAAATAGATCTTCTACCCAATTCTTCATAAGGTCTAAATGAAAATCTCTTTCGCTTTCTTCAAACTTTAAATCACTAATATCTTCAATACCTCTAGAATCTACCATGGGTTGTGTCTTATACTTTTTATAAAAAGGAGAAGTTTTAGATCTGTCCTGATTTAAAATAGTTCTAATAAACCAGGCCTTTACTAAATTTTTAGATCTAAGATCTGTCTTTTTTTCGTCATCTAATTCTATCCAGTAAATAGAAATTTCTTGAAGAAGATCGTCGGACAGATCTTTATTCTGACTTAGGGACTTAACAAGTTCTGCCAGAAGAAAGTATTCCTCCGGCGTTATAGGGGTTTCATCCACAGGTTTGTTTGTAAATTTTTTTGAATTGCTAATAAAGTATATATCAAGGAAACTCTGGAAAGTTTCTGGTCTATAAGTAATATGGACAACGAACAAGAAACATGGAAACCAATCCCTGGTTTCGAAAATTACGGGGGATCTACTTTGGGAAGAATTAAGAGATTAGTAGATTCCAAAACTATTAAAAAATTTGTAGCAGGCACTTTATTAAATCCTTCAACACACCCAAAAGGTTATTTAATAACATGTCTCTATAACGGTAAAACAAAAACAATGTCTGTGCACCGTTGGATTGCTCTTACATTTATTCCAAACCCTAATAATTTACCTCAAGTAGACCACATCAACGAAATAAAAACAGACAATAGGGTCTGTAATTTACGTTGGGTTACCAATGAATATAATACAAGAAGATCGCAATCCAAACCCTTAAAAGGGAAAAATCTAAAAACAGAAGAAGAAAAAATCTTTCTTAATTCCAGAGATGCTGCAAAATACATTAATGGAGATACAAGAAAAATACAAATGGTTTACGATGGAAAAAGACCACATCACAGGAACTGGCATTTTGAAAAACTAAATATAGACCCCAAAGATTTAATAGATAATTTATGAAAGAAACAAAAAATAACACAATGAATTTAGTCCTCCACATCTCGGGGGGCCTAGGGAAAGTCGCAATGGCAACTGCAGTTATTAGATCCTACAAAGCTGCATATCCAGATTCTAAAATTGTAGTGGTAAGCGGTTACCCAGAAGTGTTTATTAACAACCCAGACGTTTACCGAAACTTGCCTTTTAACACTCCTTACTTATGGCAAGACTACTACGGTAAACCAGGTTGGTTAGTAGAAGCACAAGATCCTTACATGACTGATGCCTGGATTAAAAATAGAAAACAACATCTGATAGACATCTGGTGTGGAATGCTTAGAATACCTAACATTCAGAAAACACCTTTGCTTTTCTTTTCAGATCCAGAACTGGACGAAATTAACAGCATGATTAAAGTAGATAAACCACTCTTAGTAGTTCAATCAACAGGTGGTGGAAATCCAGCTGCTAGGTCTTGGACCCGTAATCCTCCTCACGAGGAATTTAATAACTACTTATCTAAGTTTGCTGTATCACATTTTATAGTTCATCTTGCTGTTCCTGAAACGCCGGCACTTACAAACATACACCAGAGAATAGAAGGTCTTACACGTAGACAAGCAATGGTTTTAGTCCATTACTCTCCTGCCTTTGTAGGTATTGACTCTTTCGGACTGCATGCAAGATCAGCAAATCCTAACGCTGGGGACACCACTATTTTCTTCCCACTTGCTGAGTCAGTAGATAGATTGGGTTATAAGAAAGAAGGTTGGAATAACTTAACCCCAGTTAAAGAAGTTCAAGATATGCTGGAGGCACACCAAGACTACTATGCAACTGTATTCAAGTTCAACATAGAAAACGCTGGAGAAAACTGTCCAGTCATAGAAGGAACCAAATGGTTTAACCTTGGCCCCGAGAAAGCTTAACGTAGTTCTTAGCATTCTTTGACTTAGAAGTCTTAGTTTTTGCATGAACACCTTTACGCTTTCTTTTGGGTTTAGTCAGGAAAACCTTAACGTTGGCTACTTTAGCTTTTGCCATTAGACTTGTCTACCTAAAGTTGTTTGGAATGCTTGAACTACAGAATAAAGTGTATCGCCTTGTGCATCGGAAATACCATCACCTAAGGTGAAAAAAGCGTATTCTTTAACCGTGTGAAGCACTGCTCCCCCCGCACCAATAGAATTTAAAGCCCCCAGATATAGTTCACCATTAGGTTTATTAGTAGCTGTTACAGTTCCATTTAAAAGGGTTGTTGTATTTCTTTTAATAAAAAGACTGCTTGCCGCAGTTCTAGAAGCCAAAAAGAAACCTTGTGTAGTTGTATTTGCCGCGGTGTCTGTACCGGGTATCGCGTTAATTCGAGCGTAGATATCACCCAAATAGTTAATATAAAAAGAAAAATAAATTCCTGCATTAGTTACTATTCCAAAATCCGTTTGGGTATTAGGTGCTCCAGTCGTTCTTGAGTATATTGAAACATGCGAACTGTTAAGTAAAAAATTAGCATCCGCAAATGTATTTACATTTGTATCAAGATAACCATTTACTCCATTTCCTTGAAATCCCGTAGAAGCAAAAGAAATTCCTCCATTAAAGGTTCCGGTGTATGAAGAAGATTTTAAATTTTGTCTACATGCAGCATTAGAAGAACCAACAAAAGGATAAATAACTTCCATAGGACCCCATAATGAATTAGATTTTAAATCTAAAACTAACTGATTCACAGCACTTTCTTCGGTAGAAGTTAAACTACCACCCGCAGTTGTAACTCTATCAAAAAATGCTTGTGCGTCTGGATCTACGCCACCAGACGTTTGGGCCATAAATGTAAATGGGGTATTAAACATTAAGAGAAGTTTAGATTAGCGTTTCCGTAGTATCCTGTAATTCCAGCTATATAAACCAAACTTACAGCGTCTACTGCTCCAGCTGTTGGGGACAAAGTCGGAGGAGTTCCACCAGGCCATTCTACATCCGCTCCCCAAGCTACTGTCTTGCCTCCTGTTCCTCCTTGAGTTAGGAAGAGTGTGTAGACTGCTCCGTCGATTGGGTTAGACTTAGTTAGTGTAGAGATATTAGAATCTAAAGTTAAGGTCTGAATGTTAGAGTTGTTCCAGTTAATAGTTACTGTGCCTCCTGTAGCTCCAATAGCGTTGGTCTTAGAAGCTGCCTGACCGTAAGCAATTAAATTGTTAACGTGAACAGTATCAGCCTTTTCCGCTGATAAGTTATTACCAATTACAGATGCTCCTGTTAAACCAGCAGGGATAAGGTTACAGTAACCAAGAATGTTAGAATTGGGAGAACAAGCAGTTGAAGTTGATCCAATGACTGTAGTATAGTTGGCAAGGGCACAAACGGTATCCCCTAAGGCAGTAGAGAAATCTCCAGAAGAACAACTAAATGAACCTACTAAAGTAACTCCATCATTTCCAGTAGACCTGGTAGAGGATCCTATATTTACTCCGTATCCTGACATGCAAGCCAAGTTACCAATAACTGTGGCAAATCCACCGGTTCTGGTAGATTGAGCCTCGTGTCCAATTACAATACTTGTTCTATTTATTCCATCATCGGTAGCTGCGTTAACTGCACAAGAACCAATCGTAATGTTTTTACCAGAGTTTACTGTAGTGCAACTTCCGATAAGAATAGTGTTTTCGTTACCTGTGCCTAAGATACAACTTGTATGACCAAGCAGAATAGATCTGGGGCCGCAGTTTCTAGCTCCGTTACCTATAGCTATACTTTCACCTCCACAAGTAGCAACAGCTTGTCCAACTGCTATATTTCCATTTCCTGCTAAATTCTGGTTGTAATCACCTAAAATAACCCCGCCACCAGCTGGCAACGAACAAGAGAAAGGACCAATTAAAGTTCCACCGTTTCCTGTTATACAAGAACTATGTCCAATAAGAATTGGAGAGTATCCAGCACTTGCTTTAGCGTTCCAGCCAATAACAACTGCAGCGTGATTTGGATCTCCAGCACCTTCTGCAAAAGCATTGTAACCGATAACTACAGCTCTGTCCGAATTTCCACATGCATCAGATCCTAATACCACCGCGTTATTGGCGGTTCCCGCTGTAGCACCTACCGCGCCAGAAACCAGTGTGTTTGTATTAATTTCCGTAATCGGAGATGCCGCCCCTGCTGCTGCAATGGTGATATCTGTTCCATCAGAGTTTTTTACGTGTAGTGCTTTGTCGGTTCCAGCATAAAGAGTTACTACACCAACTGCTGGAGTTGCCGGTGCTGTCGCAGTTGAGATATTGACTTGTCCGCCGGTTTGTCCGACATTTAATATTGCATTAGCCATTTATTATGGATTATTTTGTGTTAAGAATTTGTCTGTGTTAATGGTAAGTGTTCCCCCGTTGTTAATAGTCAAGGGATCACAATCTATAGTAGTGTCAACGGAAACAACATAGGTTTGTCCATTGACAATGGTGCAAGGAAAGGTTGGAACCGGAGCTGGTCCTGATCCAAAGATGCTTTCCCCTATGATGAGTCCTATTACGTTTAACATAGATTAATATAGTGCGTATGCTGTTCCTGTAGAAAGTGAGGTAACGTTAGCTACTCTGATTGGTTGGTAACCAGCGGGTAATCCCATGGTCAAAGTCTGACCACCTGCAGTGGTAAGGGTTAAAGTTGCCGCGTCAGATAATAGGAGTGCATAAGAAGCAACACCTACTAACGTTCCTGAAGTAGCTCCAGGTGTAAGTTCTACGATGTTTTGAGCCTGTGCAATTTGTAACTCCTGGGCAATAGCCTGAAGATATGAAGAAGCCTGCCAGGTTGAAAGTGAATCGGGTTGGGTTATAGCCATGATTGTTGTTTATATTATAGGTAATTTATGCTGCTGAAATCTGAGTTACTGAAAGTATTACTGACGGTATTGCAGGTCTTGTTGGGTTTGTGCCAGCTGATGCTGCGTGTATTTGTGCTGTAGTATCTGCAGAAGACCATTTTAATTCATAATAATCTCCTGCTGCTGCGTTAACTAAAAAATTCCAAGCCGCCACTTCATAACCTGGGTTAGAATGCAACATAATAGTTGTGTTAGAGTTAGCAACATTGTTGCCGTTCTTAGCAAGCCAAATGTCTACTTGATCATCTCCGCCAGAATTCTTTTGCAGCTGAATAGAAAATTCTATGTTGTAAACCCCGGCATTTGCTATGGTAATCCTAGAATTAGAAACTATAGAAACACCGCTGGATAGATCTGTGGTGTTGTAGGTTATCGCATTGGCTGCTGTTGCTCCTGCGTTGGGCTGAGAAACTGTAGACAAGAAATTACCATAGTTGGAAACAGAGGTTTCCCCAAGTGCAATAGCCTGGGCATAAACTGTTAAATCCCCCCATGCTGGTACATTGTAAGGAAAAATAATTCTTATTCCGGAAGAAGTTTTATTGCTTAGAGTTACAGAACCATAAATGCTGGTAAAATCATTCCAGTCCCCTCCTGTTTGGGAAGGGCTTTGCCATTGAACATCTACAGAGTAATTAGTAGAGGCAAAAGATTGTCCAAAGGACCAGTCATAGTAAGAAATTCCTGAACCGACATCAAAGGTAAACTGACCCCCGGTAAGTCCTATGTTTTTAGCATTGAGGCCAAGACCAACCCCTGTTGCTCCTTGCGAGCCTTGTGCACCTGCTGCTCCCGTTGCTCCTGTGGGGCCAACTAAGCTTTCTACGGTGCCGTTAGGTTTCTTGAAATAGAATTCACCGTCTGCAGAAGATACCCAAAGTGTTGAATATCCTGCCTGAGGTGTTGCGGGTGTTGTCCCGTGTTGTATCTTAAATGATCCAGCCATTACTGTTAGATATGAATTTTATGAATTTTTCTCCTCATTCTGAGAAGATCTGTATTTCTTAATTTCGTTAAGAACTCTAAACCAAGTCCAGATCACCGAAGGAATAGCAATTAAGATCTTTAAAAATAAATCCCATTGCATGGTAGTAAGGCCAAACAAAACTGTAGTGTTAATATAAGGAACCGGGTCGTTTGCGATTCCTTTTAGGATTTGTAGGGTGTCTTTCATAAATACTGAATTAACTATTTCTGTTCCGTCCCGCATTATCTGTAGTTTTGGTATTGAACCCCGTATCCATAACCATAACCCCAAGCGTTAAGATCCTTAGAATAACCGTAAGGCATACCCGCCAAATAGATTGCAGCATACCAAGGCTGTCTACGGTCTGGAGGAATGTTAAGTAAGTTGGTAAGATCTGGATTGGTATACTGTGGTAGTTCAGACAATCTTTCTTTTTCCATGCAATACAATCTAAGTCTACCTAACCAATACTCTGACTGGTCCTCGTATCTTTGGATCATAAACTGAATTCCTTTAAGATCAACCGCTGTAGAGTTTTCGTTGTCAAACTGCAATAGACCTTTAGTTGTAATTTTGTAAGAAACCTCAGGTAAAAGTTCTGCAATAGCTGCAAAGATAATAGCCTGTTGTGCATACTCGTCTACCAAAGTCTTGTAAACAATATTAGCTGGAGAATTTAATGTTCCAGCAACAATTAGGTCGTTAATATAATCTACAAGGTTATTACCCAAGATTGGGGTAACCTTAATATCGATAGCTTTAAGGATTGCATTTCTGCAGTAGAAATCGTCCACATTTTCTAGAATGTTGGAGTTTTCTTTTAATTTTGCTGGGGAGATCCAGAGAACTCTATTGTTAGCCATGGGTGTTTTATTATGTTGGTGAAACATCAAGACCAGCTTCGCCGGCCTTTTCAATATTGGTGTCGGTTATTGTTTCTTCTCCAGCTGTTAAAGGAGCATAAGAAATCAATGCTCTGAGTTCGTCCTGTGTTAGGATGTCTTTCATAACTGTTTCAGAGAAGATAAACTGAACTGGTGATGTAGTGCTAAGTGCTGGCATAAAGTCAAGTTTAAGCACAGACTGTAGAGTTTCGCAGATTACCTTTTGGTTTGGATAGATCTCGGTGTTCATTAGAATTTCTAAAGCAATATCAAGTTCTGTTCTTGCACCTAATGCACCTGGGGTAGAGATACCAAACAAGGCAGGACCTACTACGTTGTGTCCGGACATAATGTTGTTTCTAACAATCTCCATTAGAGATTCATATCTAGAATCAGAATCATTTAACTGAAGTGGTTGTAGTTCCACCCCAGTTTCTTTATCTCTGTTAAAGATAATAAATACATTACCAGCCTGTGTAGATCCAGAATACTGCTGTTTCAACTGGGCGTAGATGTAATCTCTTTCCTCCTGTGAATCAGGCATCTCGTTAAAGATAACTGCCATAGACCCGGCAAATCCAGCACGCACGTTATTTAAGTGCCAGTTAGAAATCTCGTAGTCTAAGTTAATCCAGTTTATAGAAGAGTAGTAAGTAGGCTTAGAGTAGTATTGGAAACCAGAAGCATAAGGATGATAAACATAAACCTGAGAACCGTAAGGTTCTCTTGGATCGTAGTTTCTAAGTTCTACTGGTCTATTTTCTGGTTTACGGGTGTCGTTAAAGTTGTTAGAGTAATACCAGTGTGTGATTTTACCCATTGCATCTTTCTTACCTGCTCTGAGTTTGCCCATGTCAGTGTGTTCTGCATGTGCAATAGACTTACCATCTAAAGACCAAACCACATTCATAGCAAACATACCATAAACATAGAAGTCAGAAATTAACGCCTTTAAAGTAGTTGGGGTTCCGTAGGTAAAACAGTCAATCTGTTTTCCATCTTCCAAACCATTACCATAGGTGTAGAGTTCTTTCTTGGTTAAAATTGCATTATGGATTGCAGAAGAATCTCTCATAGTAATGAGATACTTAGGCATCATGTTATCTGATCCCCATGAAATCCATTCTTTACCAGACACTTTATACTCCAGCCATTCTGGAATGTAAATGTCTAACTTAGAAAATGCTTCTTCTTTAGCAGTGCTGAAACTCTTAATCTCAGCAACTGAGGGGTTTGTTCTTGGGGTTTCTTGGTTATTCATTATCCTTCGTATACTACGTAGTTCGGTCGTGATTGATTCACCCAGAAGACTTCTTCTGTTCCGTTAACTTTTGCTTTAGCTGTGTAAATTACAACTGCTTCTACTCCACTGGATCCTACCTGGATTATAGAGTTTAGTAAAACTTCTGTTTCTACGGTCAGTGGATCGCAGAGGTAAAATTCTGGTTCGTCTATTTCTTCGGGAACATCTATCAAACAATCTACATCTCCTGGGATATAATCCCCGTTGAAAATCTGGGCATCATAATCTCCTTTAGGTAATCCAGATGAACTAATAGTAAAGGTTTGGTAAAGATCTGAAGTAGATTGATCGGTAAGTAAAAATTCATACTTAACTAAATCCGCTTGCCTGGTTAAAACCAGATATAGAGGAAGAGTAGGATAAACCACTTTCCCCTGCAACACAATACTAAATGTTGAGTTCGCAACTAGATTAGAAAAGACTAACATACTAATAGATATAGTTTTCTGGTTTTTTTCTCAACAACAAAGGGATCCTAAGATCCCTTATGTTTATGAAAGCTCTAAATCTAAAGATTAGATAAGAGATGCAGAGATAAGATTGGTCCAAGCAGACGAAGCTACGAATGTTGAATCCAAAGTCAAAGGAGGATTAGATTCTACTGATCTAAAGGTCAAAGAGAATCCGTTTCTGTCCCCTGCGGCCAAGCCTGAACCTCCATCACCACCGTTAATATCAAGTCCAAGTTCTTGACCTACGTATAGGTATTCTCCTGATCTTAATTTAACAACAGCAACTATGTTGTTATCAGCTAAGCTCTTAACAACATATCTTAATTCTGCGTTGTAATCTGTAAACACTAGGGTCAAGATACAATCGTAGAACAAAGAGTAGTTCTGAATATTTGCAGTAGGAGTCATTGTGATAGATGACGTTTCCTGGATTTGCTTAAAAGCATAAAAGAAATCCGCTGTTCCACCCATGGTGAAAGAGTTGATTTGGGTCACAGGTGAAGGACCGGTAGTTCCAACAGCAGTTACACTGTCAGAATTCGCAATCCATACCTCGCTCACACCGCCTATAATTTTACAAGCGCCTGCTGCATTGTGTCCGTATAAAATTGATGAACATGCCATATGGTTGTATTTGGTTTTTTTGTTGATTTAAATAGAAGGGGAACCGAAATTCCCCTTCGTGTTTTGGTTAATTAGAACGAGCAAACAAAGTATTGTGGGAACACAATAGCAGCACCGAGGCGATACCTAAAATTCGACCTTAGCTGGTCAAAGTCAAGTGAATACCACATGCTAATGTTAGCGAAGTCTTCTCTTGTTACTGTGCCTGCAAAGATGTATTTAGGATTACCCATTACAACTGTTGGAGCACCACCAACTGCGAAAGAAGAAGAAGTTGAACCTTCCAAACCAGCAGTTCTGATTATTTTCAAGGTAGTTCCAGGGAACATGAACTCGCCAGAAGTAGCGATGTCTGCATTGAAGTGGAAGAAGTTTCCGCTGAACAATGCTTCTTC